AAAAGAACTTATAAAATCACTACCTACAGAGTTGAAGCAGGCTTCGGAAAAGGGTGGTGAGTTTCAACTAGATTCAAGATTGGTTGGTATGATAACTTACAGAAAACAGCCATATGAGCGTTACGCTAAACCAAGGTCTACAAGAGTGTTCGACACAATAGAGTATAAAAGAGCTTTGAAGAACGCCGATATGAGTACTTTGGATGGAATTACAAACTATATTCTTAAAATAACCATAGGAAATGATGAGTATCCTGTAACATCACAAGCAGAGTTAGAGACTGTGGCTAAGTTATTTGATACTCCCTCAAAAAGTTTTGATTGTGTGTGGAATCACACCCTTCATATAGAAAAAATAGTTTCGCCGGAAATAGAAAGCATCCTCGGACATGGTAAGTATGAACAGGTTAATGAGGACATGACAGCAGGCCTTGCAGTTACTCGTGCTATAATAGATGGCGCAGGTGATATAAACACAGCAGAAGTATCCTTACTTACCAAAGGCTTAATGGAAGAAATTCATTATGCTAGACGCCAAGTAGAAAAGTGGATATATAAAGAGTATCAGCAGATTGCTGAAGCTATGGGTTTTGAGCGTTTCCCTAAAATAAGATGGGATGACAGTGTACTTAGGGATGAGATTTTATATATGAGTACATTAAGTTCTATGGTTGATAGAAGAATGTTGTCTTACCAAACAGCGTTAGAAGCATTAGGTTTTGATTACAATACCGAACTTAAAAATATGAAAATAGAAATACCTCTAGTAGAGGAAGGTATTTTTGGTCTGATTGGTAGCCCATTCCAACAGGCCGCTGGTACCGGAGTACAACCAGTTCAGAAGGCACCTACAGGTACACCGTCTAGTGGTAGGCCTAAAGGCCAGACAACCACTAAAAAAACAACTACTACAGACCCAGCAGATCTTCCAGGAACTAAACCAGCAAAAACGAAAAAAACAGCATCATTGGATGTCAGTATAGTCAAAGACATGACAAATGAACAATATGCTGCTTTTTTAGATGGCGCGAAAGAAGAATTAAACAACATTGAATACTCAGAATTTTTAGATATGATAAGTAAGGTAAGATATCAGTTCTAAAAATATATTTGAGATAGTAGCATTAGGATGTTTAATTTTTAAGGGGGTGGCAATTTTCCACTATCCTGAGAGCATGGTGGTTTAGCCAAAATGTAGGTGTTATGAACATTATCAGTGTTAGACGATGGGTAGCACAGTGTTTAATTTATTTAGCCTCATTTGTTTTTCCTGGGGAAACTGGTTGTTTTGTTAAGTATTTGTTTAATGGGTGGGTTATTATAGATGGGTCTTTGATTAGACAGACACCTTGTCCTGAACTTAGACATGGATTTAAATGGGAGACATGGACACTTCCTGATGAGTTTCATTACGACCTGTTAAAAATGTATAAGTCTTATAGCAAGCGTAAAGGGGGTAGGTGATTACACCAGCCATGAAAAAGAAAAATTTAGTTGTATTTATTTTGGTTTGTTTAATGTTGTGCCAGGGCTGTGTTTTAGTATCCGATGAAAAGTATCAGGCTGAAAAAGAGATGTGGAAGGCCAAACAGTTAGCATCTATAGCGTGGGCAAATCAGGCTAATATGCCGCTGGCTACTTTTAAAACCGCAAATGGTGAGGTGTTTACTGTTAATAATCCAAACCGGATCCAACCTATGGCTGTTGTTGGGGAACCTAGTGCTATGGTTCAGGCCTTAAATGTTGTCTTGAATTCTAAAGCTGTACAGTTTTTCAGCGGTGGTTGGGCAGCTGGTTATGTTGCCGGTAAAATTAAAGGTAATAGTACCACTTACACAGCCTCCGGTGAAGGTGCTGTGATAGATACCTCCGATCACAGTTCTATTGTTACAACTACCAAGACTGCAGTAGATGGTGGGGCCATAAAAGAGGAACAACATACCGATTCTGATAATGCCACCGACAACAGAGAAGATTATGCTAACGATACCGATAACAGGTCCGACTATGATAACAATACAGATAATAGAACTGATTATGATAATGCAACGGCAACTCCCACTGTTGTGGAGCAGCCACCACCAGTTGTTATACAGCAGCCGGAGCCGATAGTTATTACACAGCCAGCAACGACTGTTACACCATAAGTATATAATATAAGGAGTCTGAAATATGAGTAATAAATATAATTTTTATTTAACAGGAAGTATAGCAGTACAAGAAGAAACAACAGCATTAAGAGAGCAGGCATCTTCTGTTATACGCCTGCCTTCTGGTAAAGAAAAACAACCTGATTTGTTATATATGACGTCGATACTTGTTTCTACAGGTACCAACCTTAATAATGCCCATTTCCTTGCCAGTGAGTTATTGCTAGCGGAGAGCAGTATTGTTAATAAAGCGTTGGATATCGAGCATGATGAAAGTCAAATCATTGGACATCAGATACAAAGAGCTTATCGAGATAAAAAAGGTATAGAGTTAGATCTTAAAGCGCTTTCTTCAGTAGAGACTGCTACATTAGATAGTAGTAATATGGACATAGAGATAGCCTCTGTAGTCTATAAAAACAGGTTTCCAGATATAAGCAAAGAGATTGCTGCAGGGGAGTGGAAGGTGTCTATGGAGTGTTATTATCAAGACTTCGATGTTAAGATAGGCGATACCATTCTTCCAAGATCAATGGCTGAAGCGATAGGTCTGGATGTTTTGAATGAAGAGACGTATGGTAAATTTGGTAAAGTTATTAAGAATGGTAAAGAGATTGCCTCTGGAACAGTGGAACGTGTTCTTAGAGGTATTTGTTTTTCTGGATGCGGGATTGTAAAAAACCCGGCAAATCCAGATTCAATCATTATAGAAACGGCTGCTGTAAAAGATGCTGATGTAACAATAATAGACTTAGATTTGTTTAAAGAGCATGAAGAGAAGGCAGCAGAAGTTACATTGAATAATGTAACCTCCAAAGATATAGAGGCAGAAGGTGAAAAAGAGGTTTCTGTCACTATAGATGTACCACATGTTTGTGAATATTATAAAAACAAGTTTGAAAATAAAGAAAGCGCTACCTTAGTAGATGATTGGTGTACTAACTTTTCTCAGGTATGTACATCACCGCTTAAGGACCCCACTGACCATGAGTGTCTTAAGAGCAAAGCTATTGAGGCCGCAGTAGCATATGCGGAAGCCCTTTTAGATAGGAAATGTTCTGATGATGTGACGGCAGGATCTTTAGAACGTTTAGTGTCTGCTTTAAAAAAGAGTATCAAGTTTTAATAATTAAGATAAGGAGGAATAATAGATGGCAGATTTGGGTCAAGGACAAACTGGATCACTTAGAAGCACACCTAAGTTGCTTAATATTAAAGCGTCTGATAAATACGCTTTGGTGTTTAAAAACTATGGCAATAACCACAATGCACCATTATTTTGGTCAAGCACCGCTACAATAGATAGTGGGGCTACTGAAGTTACGGTATCTAGTGGAGTTCGCTTCTATGATATGGATCTTGCGACATATGGTAGTATTACCGTTACACCTACATCTAATCCAGGTGCAAACTTCTGGGTAGAGAAAGATACTGTAAACAACACAGTCAAGATAGTTGTGGGTTCTGCGGTTGGTGCTGATGTAGTATTTAATGTACAGACAATGCTAGGAGCAAGTGCTGACATTGGTACTTATAGTACTAGAGGTACTGGCGCTCCAAGGCAGTCGTACCCATAGTTGTATTTAACTAACTTTGTATTGAGTAGGATATTTATCCTATAAATTAAAAATTAACATGTTGGTGTTACTAAAGTAAATTAGTAATACATTATTATAAGGAGGAACACCTTAATGGATCTAAAATTGAAACAAGATATTGAGGACGTAGTAACTAAGATATTTTCAGCAAAGGAAGAGGCAGATCAGAAAAAGGCCACACAGAAGGCATTGAACGCTTCTGCTGAGGTAATAGATGATCTTACAAAGTCTCTTGAAAGCAAGACAGGAGAGATGGCGACTACTGTTTCATCACTAAAAGATGAGATTGTAGAAAAAGACTCCAAGATTGTAACTCTGAGTAGCGAGATTGCCGCTGCTAAAAAAGAACTGGAAGAGGCTACTAAACTATTGGCCGCAACCAAAGAGTCCTTGGACAATATCAAGAAAGATCAGATTGCTGAAGTAAGGATGTCAGAACTTAAAGAATCTAAAGTGGTTATGGCCAACGATATTAAAGGTCAGTCCGCAAAGGTTAGAGAAATGTCTGATAGTGAATTTGCCGCTTATAAAGTAGAGCGTGTAGAACTACGTGACGCAGTTATGCGGGAACTCAAAGAGGCTCAGGAAATTGAGTCACAGAAACAAGCCGCTGCTGTAGATGCAGCCGCTGTAACAACCGTAGTTACCACAGAAACTCCACGTACCGCACCCGCACAAATCTTACCAGGCCAGGCAATTGCGGCAGCTTTAAATTTTGAAACTAAACCTTCAGATAGTATGATAGAAAGGTATGCCGATTTGGGCAGAGCCATGGCTTCTAGTATAACATCTGATAAACTTAATAAATAAGGAGGAAAGAAAGGTATGTTTATTCCTAGACATTCAGTTGTAGAGAACCAATTCTGCAGTTATTCAGACAGTAATTCATTCGGTAGCGCAGGTATTGGTGGTGTTATTGCGTATGCAGGGTCTGTTGTATATTTGGACCCCGCCGCTCTAAATGAGGAGCCCATGGTAAAAAAGATGGCACACGGTGTTACCGAAACACCATTTGGGTTCATTATGCAGAAGGTTAAAGTTGGTTATCATCAGGTACATCCTACAGGCTTCTTCATGCCTGGAGATTTGGGGTCAAGTGATGTTATTGCCCAGCCTCTGTATGATAATTCCGGCACTATTGTTGGTCATAAGTCAGTACCTGTAGGTGTGGCACATCTAGGTATCTTTGATACTGTACATTATACATGTGTTATGGATGGTGCTGGGGTTGTTACATCTAAAATGGCTCCGGGGCAGTCTCTGTATCCTGCAGCACATGATGGACGACTTACGAATAGCACAGTATCTAGTACAGGAACTGATACACTCGGTCAGAGATGTTCATCTACTGTGGTGGCTCGTGTTGTTAAAGGTGCAAGCGTTCCTAAATGCCAGGCCAATATCAACAACGTCACACTGTATCCAATAAGAGTTAAATTGCTTGTTTAAAATTAAATTTTTCGGATTAAAGTGTTGATACACATCCGATACTATAAATATTAGGAGAAAATTATGGAACGACAAGAAATGATGGAGTTATTTAGGGCTACTGCAGAAGTAAGTACCCCAGAGGGTATGGCGGCTTACCGCGCTTTTGCTGCGGCTTTGACTACCCCTATTCTACAAAGAATTGAACTTGAGTCTATTATGCGTAAACTTTTTACTGTGGAGCGGCTTGGTCCTAACGCACAGGCTGTGTATCCAGTAGCACAGGATTTTGAAATTCCTGTATGGGTACTTCCTGGGCTTGGTTATGTGGCACAGAACTTCATCGAGGGTATCGGGGAAGAGGTATATATCCCAACGTTCACTATCGATGCTTCTGCGGATTGGAAGATTACCTACGCACGTGACTCCAGGATTGATATCGCCGCTAAAGCCGCTAATAAGGCTGCTAAGGATCTGGCAAATTTTGAGGAGGAGTGTGGTTGGCGTGTAATTTTCCCGTCAGTAACCTCATCTTTCTCTGGAAAAGGTCTGCTAGGTTCAAGGCCTGCACCTATTTATGAGATTAACCCCACAGCTCAGGGCGCTGGTTATCTATCCAAAGAACTTATCAACAAAATGATTGTAGGTTTTAAGAGGGTCGGAAGGACTCTAACAGACCTATATGTGTCTCCAGAAGACGCTGCCGATATTAGAGAGTGGACAGATACAGATATTGACCCTGTAACAAGACGGGAGATTTTTCAGGCTTCTGGTATGGGCCGTATCTGGAACGTTACGCTTCATGAGATTCAGCATCTTGGTGCTACTGGTCTTTATAATATAAACGGTACTGGTTCGTCTTATGGTAAGTTTGTAGCTGATGGAAGCAATCAGTATAATGGTTACACATTGGATAATCCCAATATAACCAACCCTGATGGTACCATTCATACTTTGGGGGAGACTCAGATTCTAGGCTTTGACCTAAGTGTAAATGATTCATTGGTTCTTCCTATTCGAAAAGAGTATGAAGCTCATGAGGACCCTACTCTTCTACGTGTTCAGAAGCAGGGATTTTTCGGTTGGGCTGAATTGGGCTTTGCCTGTCTAGATAGCCGGATGTTGGGCGCGGGTATCATTGACCGAAGTTTATGATGTTTTGTTTAGTAAACAGTGTTTACAACTTGTACATTAAATAATAGTACTTATATTACTTTTATGATGAACGATAGTACTTTGTATAATCTATGTTGATTGTATGAAGTACTATCACAACAAAAAGGGAATAACTATGAAGATATGTTGGGATAATTTAGAGGGTATGTGTTTGACACGTAATGGTGTTTTAAAGCGTGGTAAGACATATTTTACAGAGATGGATAGTTGTAAGAGATGTGGCGATCCGTATCTTACTAGTACATCACGAAAAAGTGAATACTGTGGGATTTCGTGTTTAAAAAAAGATGTGGTAGTATCTGATGAAACTAAAGCAAAAATAAGAAAGGCTATGACAGGTGTTTTACACCCTTGGTATGGAAGAAAACATACTGAAGAATCTAAGAGAAAGATGTCTGAGAGTAGTACTGGTAAAAAACATACTGAAGAGGTTAAGAAAAAGATGTCTGCTGGTAGACAAGGGCCAGACAATGCATTTTATGGTAGGCACCATACCGACTTAACTAAACAAAAACTAAGTGAACACAATAAGGGTTTATTTGTTGGGTGTAAAAATCCAGCATTTAAAGGTGGTGTGAAAAGTAAGGGCTTGGCTTTTTATGATACATATGCCAGTCAGTTGGATTGGTGCGAGGAAGTAAGACCTGTGGAAGTGGATGGTGTTAAGACGATACAAGTAAGATGTACTAACAGTAAGTGCAGAGAATGGTTTGTTCCTACGTTTGTTCAAGTTAGTTGCAGGCTATCTGTACTTAAAGGTCGCACAGATGGTAATAATAGATTCTATTGTTGTGATGAGTGTAAGGATACTTGCTCTATATTCAATAAACCAATAACTGATAATGAAATTCATTTTTCAGGTTATCAACTCTCAGTATGGTCTCAAGAGGTATTAAAAAGGGCGAATCATGTTTGCGAATTTTGTGGCGGAGTAGCAGTACACTCACACCACATAATGCCTAAGAGAGTAGAACCAGAGATGGCGCTGGATCCCGATAACGGAATTGCTTGTTGTGTAGAGTGTCATTACAAGTATGGCCATAATGGGGAATGTTCCACTGGTAATTTGGCAAACACATTTTGTTAATTTATTTAACTAACCAGGTATACATACAGAGGGGCTAATTTATAATTGCTAATTGACAGTATCATATCTATAATTTTTACAGAGGCTATAACTGAGTTATGTGTAAAATCTGAACTTTTTAGTCCCGTTAGAGAGTGGTTTTTTAATAATAAAGATAATAAACTATATAATTTTATTCATTCTCTTTTGACTTGTGGTTATTGTTTTTCTGTGTGGGCCGCAGCATTGAGTGTATTATTAGTAATTTTTACCAATAATGTTGTGATTAACACGTTTATACTTGTTATAGTTGTCCACCGATTGTCTAATGTGTTTCATTTTATTGTAGACAGATTTAGGGGTTAAAATTTAAGTATAGGAAAAGGAAAAATTATGAAAGGATATGTAAAAAATATATCATCAGAATGGGCGTACGTTATGAAAAGGTCAGTAAAACCTGGAGGGGAAATCCCTTTGGATGAGTTGTTTGAACAATACGGTGTGAAGTATAATATGGAACCTGATGACGCATTTGTGTCTTGGCTTATAAGCACCAAACTTAATAACAAAGACAAGTGGAAAGTTATATTTAACTTAGACGAAGATTCTTCAGAAGTAGTCAAAGAAGCTGTCGTTAATAAAGTAACCGATAATATGGTAGTACCTATGGTTACTAAAAGTATGAAGATAGAGGACATTGTTAATCTAAGTGTAAGGCGCGCAAGAGAAGTACTGCCTAAGATAATGGACTTGAATCTTCTAAGATATTCCCTTCAAGAAGCAACCCAGATGACTGATAAGGATAGTTTATGTAGAGAGTTGAGAAAACGGGTTCGTCAATTACAAGTGAGATAGTATTGTTGTGTGTAACATGACGCTATTAACTTAGCAACTTTATTAACACAAAAGGAGGGTTTTTTCTCATACAATAAATGTATGAGTTTGTGCCCTAAGAAATTATGATCATTTTAAGGAAGATCAATGCTGATAGTGTTGAGAAAATCATACAGCCAGGAGAAACCGAATATTTCTTTGATATCGATTTGGGAGAAGCAGAGGCTTTTGATTGGAATATTAAAATAAATTGTATGGGTAGTCGAAGCATTACAAAGATTACTAGCCTATATAATGATAATACCATTGAATCCACTAAATATGCTTTCCTTGGTATCAGATTTAATGCCGACACTGCTGTATCTGTTGTCGGAGACTCATGTAGGTTGTTGATAACCAACAATGAGTCAGAATTAATGAGATGTAGCGTTAAAGTAAAAACATTTTAAGGAGGAATTTTATGGCACTTTTTGGTGTTAAACTAGGTTTAAAGATTTTTGGATCAGATGCTGAGGCGGACGTACTGAATGGTATCGCTTCCCCAGCAGTAGCGGGTGTCGCTGCCCCAGAAGGATCTCTTTACCTAAGACAGAATGGAGTTAGTTACAAAAAAATAGGGCCTTTGGATACTGATTGGAAGCCCTACAGTGAGATTGAAGGCGATGGTCTTCTTTGGTCAACTATTAGTGGAGCAAAAACTGCAGAAGCAAGCAAAGGTTATATCCTTGATACAAACGCTGCTGCTTTTACAGTAACACTCCCTGGTTCTCCAGAGGAAGGAGATACTATTGGTTTTGCAGGTCTTGGTGATATTGAGACCCACAATGTAACTGTATCTCTGAACGGCAAGAATATGAATGGTTGTGCTGATGATCTTATCATTGACCTCAACTACTGCTACTTCGAGATGCTTTATACTGGAAATGCAGCTACTGGTTGGGTACTCTCTAATACTGATGAGTCTGGTAATGTAGACAATATTCAGGATTTTATTGGAAGCAGCAACAATGCTAATCCTGCCGTCACTGAGTTTACTGAGGAGAATTATATTGTTAGTGGTGACTCTTTGGAAGATGCTATTGATAAGCTTGATATGGCCATGGCTGATGGTAATACCACAGCATCAGGCCTGTTGTCTCTTATCAATGCTAACACTACCAATATTCACAACAACGATGTAGACATTAGCGCATTGGAGATTTTTACTGGTAGCAACGGTGATGAGGATCCTAATTACTCTTCTGTTTACTATGTAGCAGATGGTGATGATCTAGAAGCCGCTATTGGTAAGCTTGATGCTGCTCTTAGGAACGTAGACAGTGTAGCCGCTACTGGTGTAAATTGGCGAGCGTCTGTTCTAGCCGCTACTTCATCTGTGATTTCTGAGGCCGTTGGTGCTTATGGTCCTGGTAGTCATTTCGCTGATGATGAAGTCCCGTTTTACGCTAAGGAGATGT